ACCTGCTACATTCTTCCAGAGTCCACCAATCTCACCAAGTTCCAAAAGACCGTAATAACGATCAAGGCCGCGCTCATCATAATACAAACGGACTTCAACATCTTGATTCTCCTTGCTTAAACGTGATTTGTGAGTCTTTGCCTTGATAATGTTTCCGATGACATCTGTTCCATCTTTTTCTTTTTTCTTGCTGAGATAAATGATAGTAGAAGCGGCATACTTAAGACCACTGCCACCACCCATCTCTTTTGTAGGAACGTAAGAGCCAATAACATCGTAGGTATGGTTAGTAACAATCATAGGAATTTTTGCTTGACCTAATTTGAGGGTAAGCATACGGAATGCACCTTTAATCAGTTGAGATTTGGTCATGTCCCGAACTTCCTTATCATTCAGTGCATCATTAATCTCCTTACTGGTGGAAAGCATCCCTAAAGAGTCTAGCACAAACATACAGGGACTGCGTTCTCCTTCGGGTTTCTTCATATAGAGATCAACTGCCTTAAGTGCCTTACCACGGAACTCTTCAACGGTTACTACATTGACAACCACCAGACGAGTTGTGTCAATTCCCCTGCTCTCCAGAAGGGATTTGGTGATTGCTGCTTCAGTATCAAAATACAAACAATATCCAGTAGGATTATTGTCAAGAAAATTTTTAACGACGGCAAGAGAGAAGAAAGTTTTACCAGTAGAACTCTCACCTGCGATTGCAGTAATCTTATTCCCAGATACACCACCAAATATACTGCCGGATACAAGAGCATTGAAAATGTACGAACCTGTGTCCACAAAAGTTTCGGTTTCATCAATCTCTGAGGCAAGTTGGGTGTATTCTCCACCAATTTCTTTTACAATATCTTTAAGGAAGTCCATTAGGCAAAAAATGAATCAAGGTTTACGGTTTTTTCTACTTTCCAACCAATCGCATCAAGTATAGATTTAAGTGGTTCTAAGAAACTCTTCTCAAATTGTAGTTCATAATCAATGTATTTGTCAAGACCAAGCTCCTTAGGAAAATCTGAAATAAAGGAAATTACATTTTCCTGAATAATATTTGGTTTCTTTAAATATACAAATTTAAGTTTTTCACCATTATTAATAAGGGAATACTTATTAGTCAGTTTATTTTCTTTAATATAATGATTGAAAAGCAGTGCTCCACGAATATGAATTGGAGTTCCTTTCACATAAATGTCAGAAGAAGAACGATACTTACGAACGTCAGATGCTGTTCTGGGGAAAGAAATTTCTTCTGGGGGAAGAGATTTAAACTTTTGACGGCAATTGTCAATGAAGTCTATTACTTCATCCTCAGTTCCACTCATCATCAGTTTTAGAGCATCCTTAATCATTTGGCGACAAGGAGCAGGAGTTGATGATTTAACCGCTTCAATACCCATCATCTTAAGTTTGGGTTCGGTGTATCGCACACCTTCACTGTCCCAAACATTCAGAATATAACGCTTCTTGGCAGTCCAGATTCCACGGTCGGCAATATTCTCCCGCTTCATTTGCATCTTTTGATCATATGCATTTACATAGTCAGCCAGTTCTTGGTAGCAACCTTCAATATACTTTTCAAGTTCCACCTTACAGATCTTATCAAGGAACGAAACAACGCTTTCAGTAGTTTTCTCTCTTCCCTGGTATACAGTTTCAACCAAAGGACCCATATTAAGATAAATGGAATCAGTATCAGAAGCAATAACATAATCAATACCCTTAGTTTTAAGAACTTTGTTTAGATAAGAGTTCATCTTCTCTTCAATCCAACGAATGGCAACCTGACCCGAAAGAGTGATTGCCTCAGCATTTGCTAGTTTGAAATAACGGAAATACTGATTTCCAATGGCACCATAAGCAGAGTTAAGAGAAATCTTTTTTGCCATTTGGATGTTGTTACATCTTGCAATTTCTTTCTCAAGTTCTTTTGATTTTTTCTTCTCATATGCCTTCTTTGCCTCAATCATTTTCTTCTTGTAGATAACTCGGTCGTTATACATTTTTTCCATAAGTTCTGGAAGAAATCCACGAATATCCTTACGATACATTGCACCATTAGGACAGACCGCATAATCCTTATACATTTCAAAAGTAAGTTCCTGATTGAGAATCTTATCCACAGTCACGCTGGGATGCCTTTCATCAACAAGAGTTTCTGGACTTACATTGAATTGCATAATCAAGTGTGGATAAAGACTATTAAGGTCAAAGTTAACCACATACTCATAAACACCAGGAATTGGTTCCTTTACATAAGCACCGGCATATTTTGCATCTTTATCAGTTTTTTCCTTTGGGGGAATAACAATATTGCGCTTTTTAAGATAGTTATAGATGATTGTATCCCACATTCTTACCTGAAAGAATACATCAGCATAATTAACCTTAGCATCATATGCCATAGTCAATGCCAGTTCAATTAGTTTCATCTTGTCTTCCAAACGGTCAACAAGTTCCACGTCGATGATGTTATATTCTACAAACTTTTGCCAACCTTTAGTATAGAAATCTTTAAAAGTATCAAACTCAGAGTGGTCAAGTTTTTTCTGTCCAAGTTCCACATTAGCAATATGGTCTAGGCGATAAGATTCCTGATTAGTATAAGTAAACTTCTTATAAAGGTCCAAATAATCAAGTTGAGTAATTCCACCAACATCGTAAGAAATATGCTTTCTTCCGGAAATATAAACTTCATCCTCAGTAACAAGACCCCAAGGAGACATACGCTTCATAAGTTTTTCACCTAGAACGCGGTCAATACGTCTAACAAGATAAGGAATGTCATACAACTGAATGTTCCATCCAGTCACAACTTCGGGAGCATTTTCTTCAATCATCCACCAACTAATGAAATCATTCAACAAATCATATTCGGTAGAAAATTGACGATAGGTTACGTTCTTCTGACGATTGGTATATGGACCCAATCCCCAGGTACGAATTTTCTTAGTTGTATAGTCTTGAATTGTAATGAGAAGTACTTCTTCGGCGGCACTTTCTACATCAGGGAATCCATTTTCAGATGCAACCTCAATATCCAAAGTCATCAATTTGATTTTACTAATATCAAATTTAATTTCATCTTCGGGATATTTTTCGGAAATATATTGATAGATGTACCTAGTATTTCCGTAGATTGAGAATCCTTCTACACCATCATATTTTTTAATAAAATCCCTACAATCTCTAACAGAACCAGGATTAATTGGTTCAACATACTCACCTTGGAGAGTTGCGTATTTGGTTTCTTTTTTAGACGGAACAAAAAGGGTTGGAGAAAACTTCTCACGGGTCATAAAGTGATTACCATCTTCATAACCGCGAACCAAGAAGTGGTCCCCAACCATTTGTACGTTTGTATAAAATCTCATCAGGCAGACAATTCAATATACTTTTTAATAATTTCTTTTTTTGGATCCACTATGGTGAGAATATCACTAGATTTAATTAGTATTTCTCTTTGTTCTGTTGTTGGTGGCCAAGGAACTAGTTCATGATTATCATCATACTCAAAGGGATTAATTAATTTGCAATCAGGTTCTCCAACATCGCCCATCAATTCTTCAATTTCAGTAATTAGAACAACATCAACATTTAAAATGATACACTTAATTTGATTTGTCATTTACTTTATCCTCATACATTTTTTTCAGATCTTGAACCGGTTCAACCATAGTTACTACCCAATCTGTTGGGACTGGTATATTTTCTTCAGAAGTTAGTAGAATCCATGGAGATAATGTTATTTCAACAGTTTTACTACTAACATCTACCTCTAGGTCTTCAGAAAGAACTACCGGAGTATTAGTTTTAACTCTATGTGGTTTAGTAAACAAATAACTCACAATTTTCTCATCAGAGACTAGTTCTTTAGCATCACAAATGAGTAATTCTCCAGATTTCAATAATGCTAGTTTTATCGACATTTTAAACTCCATACATCTAGTCGTTCATCAATTATAGCAAAAAAATGGGGAGGCGTCAACTGGATTTTGCCAGTTGCCTCCCTGCGGCGACGATATTCAAATATATTTATAGATAATCCTTGCGACTATGATGTTCTGGAACTATCTTTCCTAATCGAATGGTAAGTAATCCATCTTCAAAGATGACTTCTCGGACTTCTGTGTCGTCTGAGAGAGTCCATGCCCTTTTGAAACTTCGTTGAGCCAAACCCTTGTGGATAAACGTCCTATCCGATTCAGTATC